GAAGCAGAGCCCCTACTGTCGTTCCAAGATTTTCAATCTGATCTGTGGCGCCATTCGGATAGACAATAACAGCTACAGTCAGTGTGTTAATAAAATCCTGAGGAGTTCCCACCACAGGAGTCTTAAGTTTCAGTCCAGTGTTCACCGCACCGCCGGTCACGAAGACTGTATCCACCGTGGTAGCTAACGCTGTGGCCTGATTGCTTCCAGCAGCCGTCACGCTGGCGTTGGTCTTATTAACCCCAGGCGCATTCCATGCGGAACCGTCCCAGATAGACCACTGCAATGTGTCCGTCGCCCAATATACGCCAATCGCTCCTGGAGATAACGTTGGAGCCGAAGGACGCGCGGCGGCTGTTCCTGCTCCGAGATATGCGGTGATTACTGAAGCTGATGCCATTATCCGTCTCTCCCTCTTCGGTCGATATAACCGTTGGTCATGATGCGAAGTGATGTGCTCGATACAGATGATACGACACGAATTGTCTGGGACGCATCTGTTCTGATTGCCAGCGAGCCTAATGTATTAGCTCCACCGCCAGAATTTGTGAGAGCATTCATGTTGTAAACAATATCTCCTCCAGCGACCGACGTCTGATCTATGGAGTTAATAAGAACTGAAGTGGATAAAGAAGCATGACTTATTACGCCAAACAGTATTGCAGTAACTTTGACACCTAACGGAACAGAAGGTAAAGTTGGTGTGCTAGGGGTGGCAGAAAGAGAAGTAGTCGAATAATCCAATAGCGGAACAAGCCATAGAAACTCATCACCATTCTGAGTGAATGCTCTGATGTGTGCTGAGCCATCCGTTACAAAAGAACCAATTCTTCGAAACGCCGTCGTGCTGGCTGGCTTGTTGGCGGCAGTGATTGACGTGTCGAAGTAAACGTCAGCCGCGCCCGCGTTGATGATCGCGAAGACGTGATACCATGTGGAGTTGGCGATGGTCAGGCCGGTGCCCATGCCATTCGCATTGATTCCTGCTGTCCATGATCCGTCTGTTTTCTTTGTGAAAGCACCAATAGAAATAGGAAACGCATTAGTGCTGTCTGTGCAAATACCAGCCGCGATGTCTAGAACAGTGTTGGGTGTCCCCGCATCATTCGATAAAGTCAGCCCAGATAGATAGCTCCGCATTGGTATCATCGCGGCTACTTGAGCCTGTGTTAGATCAGCGACATTCGCCGTGGCTGAACCATTGTTCCCTACGAGCGTGTAGGCTCCTGCTTGAGCCAGCATGGTATTTGTTACCTTGTTGGCACCAATCGCTGTCGTGCCAGTGCTATTAATCGTGATGTCACCACTGACCGCCTGAGATACCCACGAGCTTGCACCAGATATAAGCAGGTTACCAGCATTGGCGGTAGTTGATCCCAAAGCAACCTGATTGATTTTAGCCACGACAGGATTTGGGAATGTCCCGCTTAAATCTCCACCAGCAGTGCCGGTTAAAGATGGAGGAGAAATCCAGGCACTTCCAGTCCAGATGGACCATGTGGTTGTGTCTGTCGCATAGTAAACACCAAGGCACCCAGGAGCCAGCGTGGGCGTAGCAGGACGCGCGGCAGCAGTGCCGACACCGAGATAGTCCTTAAAGATTGAGCTACTCGTCATTACAAAGGAACTCCGATACACTGACCAAAAGAGTCAAACAAAATAGCAGGCGTGGTCGTGTCACCGTTACAGAGAGGAAGCATACCACGAGCCGTCAATGAAGCTCCGGTCGATCCAATAGCAGCAACATTGATGCCGTTAAGAACAATAGTAGCAGCAGCGGTAACAGTCGTCGATCCGTCATTGATATTGCTGATCCCACCTGATCCGCCACTGCCAGATGTGCCAGCACAATTAGTTCCATCGCAATAAATATTTCCAATGGAATTGGTGCCAATGTTAACAACGGCTCCAGTTACTCCACTGACATTGACCGCATAGCTCCCAGTGTTCCATACCGCGAAATCACGCTGTTGGAGAGGAACATGCAGCGTAACCACGCCACTCTGGCCTGAAACTTTAAATGCGAAATTACCCACAAACTGCGCGACAGACAGCGAGGCCGCATTGCTGACCAATGTCACTATGAAGCTTTGCTGCGTCGCATTTTCCAGGCTCACGAAACCGTCGTTGATCGTGACCTCTTTATTGTTCTGCGAAGGCGCGACTTCTTGCGTCTGGAGGATAGGCGTAAAAGTGGTCATGGAATATCTCCTGCCGCGTCGGGTATGCAGCGCCCCATTTGCATAAACGCCACCTACCTAAATGTCAAGGAATTTTAGCTTAGGCTCAGAAAGGACACAAGTCTGCCGCTCCAGGCCAACCAACGCCCACCGCAGCCGACTTCTGGAAGACGACGATGTGAAGGGTCTGTGTAGCTGGTGTGAAGCTATCCGTGGCCATATGAGCCGCCGTATATGTGTATGTAGGCGATGTCAGTCCCAGAGCAGAGCGGACAAACGAGACAGGCGCAACCCATCCCGCAGCCACGGGATCGTATGGAGCCGCCAGAATATAGAGATCGTAAAGCTCGCTGAACTCACCAATCTGGACCGTTCCTGTGACCGGCTGCAAAGCGCCACCGACCCTGGTTCGTCTTTCCCAGGTCACCACCAGATCGCTTCCAGACACAGCCCGCGCCTGATGGACAGGTGCATAAGGCTTTAAGTCGTAACCTGAGAACGTCGCCGTGATCGGAACCGTGCGGTCGAGAGCACTAGCAGCCCCCACGAGTTTGAAGTATTGAAGCACGCCGATGGACGCCAGCGGTTGAGGCGTGGACACATAGTCATTGCTGTCCAAAAAGACGAAGAGATCACCGGGAGCGTGCTGATCACAGGCCCATTCTGTTCCACGGCACCCACGCATAAGCACAGAGAGTGTCACAGTTCGGTCAGCGTTGACAGCCACATTCTGGAAGTTGATGACCTCGTTTCCAAGCACGCACATGTTTTTGTTGTTCAAGAAATCCAGGTCAGACAATGTGGTGAGAGCCGTCGTCTGATTGGTCAAGAGCAGCGTGATGGTGTTGATCCTGTCGGTGGCGAACAACGAACGAGGAGCAGGCAGAGCATCTATCGCGGTGCCCCATGTCACTTTGTCAGTCACCAAAGCCCAATCGGAATAGGTCTCAGAATCTCCAGAGTTGAAGATCATACCGCCAAGCCATCCTGGGGCATACGGACCAATGCTGTAATAGACTCGTGTAGCAGCGCCAGACGTATCGTCAGCGTCTTGCAACAGAGGAAGTGGCATGAACAGCAGGCGTGCGAACTGAGGTCCAGGGATCGTTTGGGTTGGAGGCGTCGTGGTATCGCCTGCGCCCACGGCACCCGGCATAGGCACAGCACCGACAGAACCTTCTGGAACCGGCTGACCAATTGCACTTGCCTGACCCGCTGTAACGGTAGCCGCAGTCGCGACATAACCATACAAAAGTGGCTGTCCGACATAAGCAGCGTATCCAGCCGTGACAGCAGACTGATTGGCGACAAGCCCGGTAGGTGGTGTGTAGGTGTCCATGTCTTCGCCAACGAACGCCATCTTGATGTTATAGTCGCCGCCAAGTTCAGCAGAAAGCATGCGGACTGTGTAGCTGTTGCCATTGTCCAAATTAACTGTCACGTTATCGGCGGGGTCGAGAGCCAGATACTGCCAGCCGACGCCAGTCGTATAGGTGTCTCTTTGCTGCCACAGCGTCCAAAGCCATGTAGCAGCCATGTTATTACCATCTGTCAACGCCATGACAACAGGGATATCCACAGTGATCTTATTGTGACCACGGATGGTTGGGATTGGAGATTCTGTTCGCTTGGCGTATCCGACACTAGCCTGATAAGCGTTGTTCTGATCAATGAACTTGATATTCACCTGGGTTGGAATGTCTTGCTGCTGAGCACGAGTATGAACCCAATAGTCTGAATTCATGCCACCGCCCTGCTGGTTTTGATCTGCTAAGTCATCCTGAATGAATGTGGCAGCAGCCGCCTGTCCACGAGGAATGAACTTCAATTTGTAATCGCTCTCGATCACATCGAAGAAGAAGGCTTGAGCCAACTGCTGGAAGACGCCTTTACCGGTGGACTGTCGTGTGATGACATATCCAGTTAACTGATCGCTGATCTCAGTAGTGTCGTATTGCCCAACCGTTAGATCAGCACGATCACAAACATCAGATATGATATCCGCCAAAGAGAATGTATTGCTAGCGCCTTTACCAAGATAGATGCGCAGGAAGTCAGTGCTGCCTCCGCTCTGAATAATGCTGCTGGAAATACTGTCGAAGATATTCTGCCCGGTTCCAGAGATCGATCCATCTGTCACGCCGCCGGTCTGGATGGTATGGCCATCAACAGTGCTTATCAAGACATAACTATTGTTACCCGTCTGGAATCCCAGAACACCACTGGTTAGAATTGACTTATTTAGCATGAGCGCACTGAAAGTAGCGAGAGTCCCAGACACGCTCCACAGTTGCTGTCCGTCCATGGTGAATTTACGGATCGTGTCGTCCACAAAGAAGATGATCAATGTTTCGTCTGTGTGATCGAACACAACCTGCTCAGTCTGTGGCAATCCACCGACTATTGCTGTCACATTGCATCCAACATCCGCATTGACATGCTTACCGAAGATATCGACACTGATGGAAGTGGTAGCACTGACCACAGTGAATGCGGTGTCCGATCCAATATCGCCAAACTGTGAGACAATGATGAAGTTAGCGGCTGCGCTTGTTTGAGCGCCGACACATGCAATAGCGTGTGGTCCACCACCGAATGGAGAAAAACGCGATCCAGATGGAATATCCAAACCACCGCCATTAGTCCATGCGACAGGATTGCACCCTGAGTCACACAAACAGAAGAAACCACCCGCCTCACCGGGTCCTGGGAAGCCGCCGCAGCCACAAACAAGAATGTAGTCAGCAGCACCCGTCGCACCGAACGAAGTCTCAGCGAGCACCCCAAGCGAGAAGGAACTCATGTTTGGTCCGCCGTTCCACAACTCATCTGTGATATTACCACCAGCCACCTGAATAAGGGAATTGGCATCGAGCTTCACTAGAAAATCCTTATTGTCAGTATCGGAGTCAGCCGTGATGACATAGACATAGTTGGCCTGTTGAGGAACTGAAAGAGCATGCGCCCACGGGATCGACTTCTGTGCGATCTCCTGATTGGTCACGATATCGACAACACGCACGCCGCCAGCAGCGCCATCCTGAGAAGTGAACTGACGTTGTGTCGCGAAGTCCACGGCTCCATCGAAGTTTGCTCCGAGAGAGTCAGGACCAGATACAGTCAGTCCTTTATTCAAACCACCAGAAACCGTGGTAACATCGAGTGCTGGAATGTGTGGGATTGGAGCACGAGTAAGCTCAGCCGTGATGTTCGGAATACGATTTCCAAACGGTGTAATGTTTAGGTCGTGGAAAACAATGTAGCACGATCCTCTGAACGCTGGAGCAGCTAGTGGGGACAACGGAACATTGGCAGCGATCCATTGAGCCATCTCAGGATTTGGAAGCTGTGACTCACCGCCATCATAAACTGTGATCTGAGCAAATGGGTTATTCGCGACAGCGCCAGGGTTTACCCTATCGTAGAACAAGTTGCCATCACCCCAGATGCGATTGACACTGACACCTGGACCTTGGCAGAACAGCATGGCGAAGCTTACGCTGATGTGCTCTGGAGTGTTTGAGTTTCCTTTCTTACCTCCAGATTTGCCACCGCCTTTACCTTTCGATCCAGGCTTGACATCGTTCATTGGTCCACACCAAATCAACTTGCCTGGGATGCGTCCCGTGCCATACAAGACTGGCATCAATTCACCCCACGAAGACGAAGAGAACGAAAGATCAGGTAGATTAGAAGGACTCTTGACAGGGAACAGCAACGACCCGGCAAGACCACCAAGCACACCGCCGATGCTGGCTCCGAGCATGGCTCCAGGCAACGCCTGTCCACCAGCGAAGAAGCCGATAACACCGCCGACGACAGCGCCGCCGATCTGCATTGCCATTTGACCCATAAGAGTTAATCCTCCATCCCTGGGAACTGCCTGAGTTCAACTAAGTGAAACACGCCTTCCATCCATACTTCCTCCACGACTTTACCTCTATCCGCTCTTGCGTTGATGAGTGTCAGATGTCCTTTATCGTCCTGTCCGAAAATACCAATGTGGCATGGATAGACAGATTGACGAAACACACCAACGCATCCCACACGGTTTCCATTGATTGGATACGATGGGAGATATTTACGAAGGTGCCGCAAGAAACGCAAGTCAGTCGGGCAACGTGCGTATCCTTGTAAGTCATCGTATTCAATACCAAAAGCATCACCAACTTTCTGGCACATACCCACACAATCGATACCCATGCGACTTCTGCCTTGGTGTAAGAAACGCACTCCTGTCCATTTACGCGCTTCCAGGTAAATCTCTTCTCGGGTCATTAACATTATCCTAACGCATTAAATCCACCAGAAGCAGCCGACTGGCTGAATTCTGGATACGTCAACATCGCATCCATTCCAGGCATATCAGGTTCGCCACGGAAGTTGTCCATATTATTAAACTTGAAGTAACATGTCTCACGACGTTTATCGCAGCCCGGTGAGTAATTGAATGTGTCACCAACCTGAATGGGACGAACCATGTTAGAGAACAACTGCCAGAAGGAATCAGACTGCGTATAACTGTTGACCTCTATGGAAACGCCATTATTGTTTCCGCTTGTCCAGGTAACTTGGCCTCCGTTCATATAAGCATCAGCGAACGAGTGAATAGACAGATAGTTGAACGTGTCGTTAAATTTCGTGATGTTAGCTGAGAACACGCTGCTCATTGTCAACACGACCACGAAAGACGAACTGGCTGGACCAAAGAACGATGAAGCCGCGATGCCAATACCAGCACCATTGATGCCGTTGATTAACTGTGTCATCGCTGACGTGACATTCGATCCTGGTGTAATTCCAAAGTCGTAATTATTTCCGCTGATGGTGATACGAATTCCAAGACCTGAATTAGAGTTCACCAGTGTTCTAAGGACACTTATAGTAGCATTGGAGGTTGTCGAAAATGGAACATAGGCAGATGGTGTGGCGTTAAACCTCTTTCTGTCGGTGACTGCCAACACTGTTCCTACATTCGTGATGGCAGATAGATTGATGCCACATTGAGGATCACCAAGATCGGCTCGACAGATTGGAGAGAACAGATCACCCCATTGAGTTGTCAACGCCTGCGTCAAACCACGAAGCTCTGCCTTAAACAAACCTGTCGGTGTTAAGACGACTTCACCCAACCAACCTTGGCGCAACCTTAAAATGCCCTGTGACAAGTCTGCCCAGTTCACGATGAACATTTGAACCTGGGCGTAGTCAAACAAACCCGCCTGCATGTCAGCTTCACTTATGGATGAGTCATCCAGCATTCCGATGACTTCCAGATTATCAACGCCAAGCGTCTGATCAGATTTCAAAGCCGTGCGTGTGTAGCTGTGCGATGTCTTATAGGTTACGCCTGACACGACCAAATCTTGATCATGATCAGTGAACGAAAAAACAGTGTTGTCAGTTCTGGTAATGTGCCAACATGTGCAAATCGAAGTCGTGTCAGAATTGATGTGCGCCAAGAGTTGAGACGAAATTAGCTTCACAGTCGGACCTCCACAAGCTTAATCGACTCCCAAGATTCAACCTGATAAAAGTCAAATCGGATTGCAGCGACATCAGTGTCAAAGCGAACAGGCGTGTCAAACTGAAGATAGGCGATCACAATCGTAGCACTCATTATAGGTGCGACAGAAAAAGTGATTAGTCCAGTTGTGTAATCTATCGTGTAACCACTCATAAGAGGAACACCGTTTATCAACAGCGCTGTCAAACTTCCATTCACAGGCTTCTTGATTGTTCTGACGTAAGTTTGAATGTTGTTCGGATCAGTGTAAGTCTTGACGATTTGGAATATGGTAGTCACACCATCTCCAAGAGCGATCTGCTGACTGAACATTTCAAAATCAGACCAGTCCTTATAACGAAAACCGTAAGCACGTCCTCGCATGGCGTAGAAAAATTGCAGAATGTCATCCATATCCGCCTTTGTTTTGATACCATGAGAGACATCATATTCCGCTCTGGCTTGAGACCAGTTGATATTGCGTTGCTCACGTCCAGACGATGACACGAAAATATTCGTGCTGAACTTTGGCCCGCCTTGGCTGTTATAGGAGATGTCCTCCATGAAGCGGGTCTCGACAAAGATGTTAGTCAGGTTCGACATTATCCATTCCTCGCGGCTGCACGCATGGCACCGAGGCCCATGGCTGCACTGATCTGAGCTTCCGAATTACGGAAAGAGTTTACATCGGTCGCATTGACGTTCACGTTAACAACAGGTTGCGTGCTTCTGCCGCCATCACGCTGACTACCTCCATTCATCTCAACAGGGACTTTACGCCCACGAGACAATGGAATGACAGCTTCGTTCGGATGGAGCATCGCGGGCATTCCGCCACCGCTGGTGTTCTGTGTTCCTTCGCTGTAATGTGGCACCGAACCTGACCACAAATGAGCAGGCATTGATTTGCGCATCATACTGTTGTCGGTGATGCCACCTTCGGCAGCGAACAAGCTTGCAATCCATGTTCCAATGCTCGACAAGAAGCCGCCGCTTGAACCAGCAGCGCCCGCCACATCAGCAGCAGCAGATGCTGCATCAGCAGAAGCACCAAGAGCGTCTGGCAAGATTTGCGCATTCAACAAAGCTGCTCCGTTAGTGATAGCTCCCGTGGAATCTGTCGCAGCGGCAATTCCTCCTGGCATTCCAGACATGGATGGAGAAATCCAATTCCCTATGGAACTAGCTAAACTTTTCATAGGTTGTCCAACAGCACCTTGACCAAAACTAAGTGAGGAATCGTTGCTGATTGCTTTTCCCAACATGCCCAACAATCCGCCAGATTGGAATGCCGAACCGTAAGACCCAGGCTCCTGTTTTCCCATCACACCACTCATGACATTCGAAAGCGCACCACCACCGCCACCAGTCCCAGGATGGGCACCAAGAGCGCCGAGTATCCCACCGCCAGCCGTAGCCCCTGCCGTGCCAGCGCCTGCTGGCGAGCTTCCAGTGCCACTCCCGCCGCTGCCACCCGAACCACCACCGCCTTCGACTACTTTCACACGCATGGCGTCACCTTCTATGACACCAGCGAGAGGATTAGCAGCAGTTGGTTTCCCATGACCCATGAGGCTGGCAAAATCGATACCAGTAACCGATGAGAGCATTCCGCCAATAGCACTGCCAGACGGAGAAGTTCCATCAGGACCCGTCAACCCAATAAGCTGAGAGATGCCAGACAAACCATTCTCGACCATACCTTTAGTCATTTGGGCAGTCAAGTCTTTGAACATTTTGCCAAAGCCGCCGCCTTTGTTGAACTGCCCAGGTGACGTGATGAATTTGGTCAACGCATCTGTCAGATCACCAGCAAGCTTCTGCTCGACTTTACCCATCTCGGTGTAGAGATCGGAGAACGAGTTCGCCCACGCCTGCAAACCAACGTTCTGGTTCGCTGACCATTTCTCAAGCTGAGTGTGCAAGTCGATCTGCTTCTCAAGACCTTTGATTTCGGCATCGCTGAAGGTTCCGTTCGGCTTCAAGTCACCAGACAAACGAGCTTCTGCTGTCAGTTTGGATACTTCAGCAGCTACGAGACGCTCTTTAGTTCCCATACCAAGCAGTTTGTTCTCTTCCGCCAACTTATCCATTTCAGTTTGCATTGGCTGAAGAACTTTCTTGTGGGCTTCTTCTGTGCGAGCTATGCCAGCAGCATACGCTGCATCATCAATTAGGCCGAGTTTCTTCGCACCAGCTAGCAAACTTGTTTCTTTTGCCACTGCATTCAATGCTTTACCATAAGCTGTAGAAGCTCCGATGGCTTCCAACATCTTGTCGTTAAGTGCTTTAATATCCCTGGCATAAGCCTGTTCAGGCGTCAGTCCTTCCAACTTAGCACTAGCGGAAGTCAGCCCTTTTGCAAGAGCATCATCCAAAATCTTTTTCTGGTCAAGGAACTTCTGAATTTCTCCGATGCCATCAATACCAAGACCCTTCTCCAAACTGTCAAGCTGGTTCCCAGTTTTGTCCGCTGCACCCTTCTTGCCTTTGCCGCCACCACTGCCGGGTTGTAGAACGTCATGTGGATTTATACCACCGCCAACTCCCGCAGTGTTGGGTTGGAAAATTGGCTCCTTACGCATATTATCATAACTATCCAACAGAGCACGATCAGCAATTTGTTTAGCCCGAGCGCTCTGGTATGTGGCAGTCAGGGTTGTTCCAACGTTGGAGAAGTCTCCAGCACCATAATTTGGTTTAGCACCAACAGTTTTTGCTATCGTTGGAGGAGCAACTTGCCCAGGCGTGAGTCCGAGAACTTCTTTAGTCCATTGCACGCCTATACCAACCATGATGCTAGGATGCTGACGACCAATCCATGCCAGAGCGTCTTTAACGCTATCCACTATTGCTAGAAATTCTGTCTTGATGTAGTATGGTGCGTTATGCATGACCTTAGACACGTAGGCCCAACCATCTTTGAACCCTTGAATGGCTGCGTTGACCACAACTTCAAGATTGTGTGGGAAGTTCTCAAACGAGTCTGTGATGAATTTCCAATCTCGCTTGAACATGTCGATGGAAACTTTCGCGACGAAGATGAAGTTCTTAGGAAACTCCGCGATCTTTTCGAGGAAGTAGAAGAAGGCAGTTACCGCAGCAGTGCCAAGATCACCGAAAGTCACAGAAGAATTAGTCATCAATCCCATTGCGTGAATGACTTTATTTATTCCAACTTCCGCAGCATCAGCTACGCCACCCATGGCTTTTAGAGACTCAACGCCAGCATTAAGGACATTTTCTTTTCCTGTCTCGTATGCAGCTTTGGTCGCTTGTCCAGAAGTTATAGGCTTACCATCAGCAGTCGTTCCTGACACCACATTGCTGTCTTTGTTTCTGTCATTATAGGCCAGAGCAGCGGCGGTCGCGGCGGCGATACCAGTAGCTAGCAATGCCCAACTGGCGATAGCAGCCACAATGCCTGCACCACCGAATAAACCACTTGAAGCAGATGCAATCGCGACCGATCTAATGGCAGGGACAAGACCAAACAAATTGGTAGTCGCAGCCAGAGCAGTAGAAGCCATGCGGCCGAACGCACCAGCAACAGAAATGACAGCACTATACGCACCAATTGCGATGAACACTTTTAGAATGGTAACAAGACCACTAAGATGATCCGCAGCAAATTGTGCCATGTTGCCCATGAAGTGCAGGGCATCGACAATACCACGAGCCATGTTCAAAAAGAACTCTTGGATATCTGCTCTTTTTAGCAAGTCGGTGACATGCTTGATCTCTTCACCCATGGCGTCCCAGACGCCACCGCCACCAAGATTGACAGGTTTCAACATCATATCTTGAGTCTCACGCCACGCCAATTTGAAGCGCAGCGATTGCGCGGTGGCGGACATCATAGCACGTTCCAAACCTGGAAGTGTCAATTGTGCCAGACGCTCGAAAGCTTTGATAACGGCTTCTGACGCAACTTCACCTTTCCTCAATTCATCAACAAGTTCTTTGCCAGCTTTCGCCTGATCTTCTGGGTTTAACCGCTGACCGAGTGGAAGATCGATTTTGTGTTTCTCGGTATATGTGACCGCAGCCAGAACTTCCTTAAATCCAGGGAGTGCCTGATCGAACTGACGAGTAAGCTGTGTGGACATGACTTTGCTATTCGCCAATGTCGTGTTCAACGCACGCCACACCTGATCCTGCCGTGTAGCATCTGTTCCCAACGCCCGCATGGAACTTGAGATGTTCTGGAAGGCATGATCTGTTTCATCCATCGTGAAGTTAGCCATCTTCATGTTGACGGCGAAATGCGAAAAGCCTTCACGGGTAGCATCAATGTCAAGACCGTATTTATTGGCAGTCGCGGAGACCGTGGCCATAGCAGCGGTCAAATTCTTTTGACTTTGTATGGAATCATTAGGAACCGTAGTTGCAATTTCCAAAACGTGCTGGAACTGTGTAAGCTTACCGCCTTCTTCATATAGTCCTTTGAACATTTCTCCAGCCGTCAAGGCGGGGACCATGGTGCGCAAAATAGATGCAGATTGGAACGAGGGGTTGGCTACGTTCTCCAGGCCACGGAGTTCACCTGTGGCACGTTGACTTCCGCTAAAGACGCCATCGTAAGGTCCAGCACCACCACCACCAGCGCCACCAGAGCGAGGACCATACAAGCCACGCTGACCACCACCGCCTGCTCCACCGACAGCACCAGGACCACGAATGCGGCCTGTTGCGGAGTTCAATCTGGAGACAGCAGTGTAAGCGCGATCAGCAGCGACTGCCACTTGATTAAGAGAAGCAGACAGTTGCGCGATGTTCGCACTGTTGACGTGGATGTTGTTGATCTCTTGCACGAAACCACGAAGATTCTGTGTTTGCTGTGCAGATGGCGCTCTGAAATTTCCGATGGCAGACGAGAGCGCAGCCAACTGCCCAACATTAACAGTTGGCATGCGGATGGTTCCGAGAGCCAATGCGAATGTATGCAGGTTATTGGATATGCCGGTGGCGGGTGCTCTGAAACTATTCAGTGCCGTGCTGATCGCGGCTAGTTGTCCTGGCAGAGATGGATTGATGCGAAGGCCGTTGAGTTGATTTACAGCTTTCGAGACTTCTGAGAAGTCCAAAGACTTCATCTTCGCTTTGATGCGGTCAAAGGATGCTGTAGTCCGCTTATCGAAATCCTCGACAGCGGTAGAGATAGATGTAAGAGCAGCCTTATAGGTATCTGCACCAGCTTTAGCTGTGCTAGCGTCAATACCAATATGGAGACTCTCGTCAGCCATTAGTCGTTCTCCTTAAATAATCGGCGGCATTCAACAATGTATTTACAATGTCTCTGGAATGCCCTAACATAAGATTGCAAGAGGAACAAATCAAACCACGAAATTTTCCTGTTGTATGATTGTGATCAATTACAAGTTTTTCAAAATAGTTCAAACATATTGGACATTCACCATTTTGATTTTCATAGAATTCGTGATATTTTTCCGGAGTTAAGCCATATCTACGAATGTGATTGTATCGGTCGAGTTGTCGTTGAGCTTCTGGGTCTCTATTTTTTCTCCTCTGACTTGCTTTTTCAGATTGGCATTTTTTGCACATATACCCCAAGCCATTTGGACCGTCTACATCTTTGTGAAAATCACAACATGGTTTATGGTTAGAGCACCTACAACACCATTGGAATCCATCAGGAGAATCAGGACGAACTTTTGGCATTTAATCTACCTTCGTGCTCTGTTACGCTGCTCTTCTATTTTCTTTTTATGCTCTTGTTTCTCGTAATAGTCTGAGAGCCATAAGCCATCCAAGCGCATGACACAATAGAAGAAAAGTGGGATATCATCTTCGTCGTCTATACCTATAAGTCGAAGGTATGATTCTATTTCAATGCATTTGATATGCATAGGGCCACCCATGCCATAGTCTCTTGTTTCGATCAGCATCTGAAAACCATTCCAAATCCAAACAGCATCTCGGAACAGAACTGGGTCTTCTTCTTCTGGTGGCCCTATGATACCCTTTTCGCGACGCATCTGCTTAATCCAGCTTGATGAGTCCGCCGTTGAAGTTAGGCTCCAGCGGAGGTAACTGGTAAATTTTCGATGACGGCATCCTCAAGAAACTGCTTGCGATAGCTGTCAGCATCGATAGACACAGCCAGGATGGCATCACGGAACTCTGTAAGAGCCGTAATGACCGTCAGGATGTTCGCTGGAGTGCATGGTAGGTCCACACCTTCCTCAAGCTGCACGCCTTCCCAGTCTGCCACAATAGCTTTGGCAATCTGGTTATTCAAGATGTCTTCGGCAACATCATTGCTGAGTGGGCCACGACGAATGTCGGCGGCATGTGGCTTCTCAAGTTCCTTGCGGACATCAAGAGACTTCTTCGATTTGATGCGACGGATTTTCACTCGAATTCCATCACCAAAATCAGTCCAGGCACCACCTTCTTCTTTGTCGGCGTCGATGGCGAATTTCTTCATAAGCGTTGAGGCAGTCATTTTGTATCCTTTGAGTTTCGGGTTTCGGGTAAAAGGCGTGGTTTAAGGTGACTCTCCTTGGACCCGACACCAAGGAGAGTCGATGCTTGCAAGCACTTTAGGTGCATCGGGATTTTAGGTTGGCATGCGGCAGAATACGTGAGTGTATAGTGAAATCACGTCTCCGGTGCTAAGAGTTGCTTGTGCGATGATGAGATACTTGATCCCAGGCACGAGCAGGGAAACTTTGTTGGAAGCG